TCACTTCCCCAAAACCTCCTTGACTCGATCTAAGATGTCTTTACACGTATCCTTTTCCTGCGTCTGCTGTTCCATCTTGTCTTTCGTGGTTCCTTTTCATTTTCTTTTTGTATGCGTCAATGAGTTGATCGATAGTGTAGTAGTTGTTCGCTAATGCAAACGGTAAAAATAAGTTGCTACTATATGGACTTTCATACATTTCATCTATAGTTGACATAAATTCATCTACTACATCACTATCGTTAAAATCGATTTCAACTCGTTCTATATAGTCGTTAAAATCTCCGTCATCTAAATAACCCAAAATTTCTTCCATGTTATCTGCTTGTTGATTAGCAATACTCAATCCAAACGCTAACATGTCTGCTAACTCGTCTAGCTGTACGTCTAACGGTTTACCTGGTTTCTTCTTCCAATTCTTGAACGTTTCCAATGTGTTAAACCATTCAAAGAATTCAACCACATACGCAATCTTGCTATCTCGTAAATTTAGTGTTGGTATTCTATCGTCAAAGTCCTTTTGTATTTGTAATAACTCTTGTAACTGATCAATTGTTAATGTGTTAGTCATTTTCCTGCTCCTCCTCATATTTATAGACCACTTGCCCCGTCATAATCCCTACTGCTTCATCAAGACCAATATCTTCTTTGAGTGCATCTTGCATAGCATTAGGTAAACCCTCAAGTATTTCATCAAACGCTTGTGCTTTCTTATACACGTCCTCAATCTCTTTTAGCAATCCCTCTGTGTCATTACCGTTATATGCACTAGCGCTGATAACTGATTGTTCGATTTGTTCGCGGTTATTCATTAGTGTCATCCTCCATAAAAATTTTATTGTTTAATTTCATTCCAAATTTAACTCTTTCATCATCGTTGCCGAATTCGTTTATTAAATCTTTTTCAACACTCTTGCAATACCTATCCCATGCGCTCGCTTTCTTCTCCAGATCTTTGTTGCGCTCTCTTAACTTAGCTATATCTCCAATAAGCTCATCACGTTGCTTCTTGTACTCTTCACGATCTTTTAATGCTTTGTGAAGTTTATCTAATAACTTGTTAAAGTTAGTACAAAGATTTTTATATTGTTCATCTGATAAGGTGAACGTCATCTCATAACCTCCAATAGCATCTCATTTTCAAAAATATTTCCAACAATTTCAATAATATCGTCATTTTCACTTAGTAATTCAGTTACATTGCTAAAAGTTATATAAAAGGCTCCTTCTTTAAACTCGATAAAACTTACTTCTCTCGAATAACAATCTTGAACAATATCCCCTTCATAAATCTCCACACCGTGCACATCTTTAAATCCTGTGTATTGTAATAGTTTTACTTCATTGAAACTTTTATAACCTGTTGAAATCAAAATGTACCCACTATTAAAATCGATTTCGTCAATAATACTCATAACTTTTTTATCTTTATCCCAAGCTTTAAATTTCAACATCATTCTACCAACTCCCCATCTTTCCAAATCAATGTCATCGTCATGTCATCGTTTAAGATATAGAATGCTTTAGTAGGAAAAATATTGTCGTCTTCAAAACGTTCGTTCAAACTGATACCTTTGTGTAATGCGGATTTATAGACTCCTTCTTGAATCTCATATACCTCTAACAACCTATCAAACTTAGTCTCTTCCGTTACTTCTTTTTCAATATCAACTATGAAGGGGATATCAATTGGAATAAAACTTGACGTCGAACACTTATTTGTATTTGGATGAAAACGAACGAATCCATCACTAAATCCTGTTGAAAAAAATATTTTTCCTTGTGATAGATCCGGATTTTCTCGCGCCCATTTAATTAATTCATCTAATCTCATTTCTTTTTTAACTTTGATTTTCATTGTTATATCTCCTCTTGAACAGTAAATTTATCGTTAATTGATACATATCCAGTCACATTACATAAGATGCTATCAACATGAAAAGTCACAAAACAGTTGCGCTCAACATCATTTGAATAGAATCTTTTATTACCTGATAACTTGGGGTTATCCCAAGCCCATTGGATAAGTTCAGGTAAATTCATTTCTTTTTCAATTTTGATTTTCATTGTTTCCGCCCTTTTAAAATAAAGTTAGTTGCTTCTGTTCCTCATATTCCAAATCATGTTGCTTTATATATGTTTCAAGCTCTTCGGCTGTATCAAATGTCTTTTTCACGCCTTGCCAACCTGGTACGATATGCCCATGAAAGTAATAAGTGTCATTTACTACATGGATATGTGCCACTCGCTCGTTATCCTGATACAGATATCTCTTAGAGCCGAAAAATCGGCTTAAGTATTCTTTGCGTGCGCTATCTGTCATTGTCATCACTCCCACAAGTCAAACACTCTATCAACGTAAAACTTCGCTTTTGCCATATCCTCATGTCCATTCTTTAACGGTGCTCTAGATAGGTATTTGATTGCATTACCTATTGCGAATGCTAATTGTGGTGGGTACTGTGCCGTTACTTGTTCGATAAAATCTATAATTTCAATGTCGCCGTATGTGTAATGCGCCGGTTGCTTAACGTTGTCTTGAATTTCGTTCATATCTACTTTTCTGTTACTAATTATGCTCATTATGCTTCACTCCATTTCTTGAACATTTGGTTATAAGTGACATCGAACCAGTACGGATCACGTGAATGTTTTTGTGGTACATCAAATAAATGTGGCTTCTTTCTTCTTAGCTCAGCTTCTTTACGTCGTTGCCTAGCCATTTCACACTCTCGCTCCAAAGCTTTTGTTATTTGTATTTCTCTATAGTCGTTTAGCTTCATGCCGAAAGGTGCATCAATTGCTTCCGACATCTCCCAACCCTTCGCAACTCTGTTTCTAACTATTTCGGGCGTGAGTCCTTTCTTTTTCATCTGCTCATTTTCATATTCAGTGTATTTAGAAGGGGGTTTTTCTTGTGGTGGCGCAATAAGCGCATCGCCCGTTAGCCCTTTTGCTACCCTGTAATTAATTAGTCCTTTGCTTAGGTTGTACTTTTTAACTATTTCGCTAACAGTCATCATTTTGCCGTCAACCTTTACTTTCTTAGGCTTTACTACATTTTGTATTAAATCTTTCCCCCTCGCCCCTCTGTCGTACCTAGTAATCAATGTCGATACTTTGATGTCGTATTTATCCGATACATCAATAAGCGTCATCAATTTACCGTCTATTCTCACTTTCGTTTTTATGCCCGCCATTTATTCCACCTCTACATTTACATTTCTAATTTTTAAATTGTCATACTCTAGTATTTCGCCAGGATTGTTATATAAGTAATCTGCCAGCGCATCTTTTTCGTTATCCACATCATCAAAATGCTGATATTCAACTTCTGTAGGTATTCTTATATCAATCGTTGCGTTTATATATGCTTGTTGTTGCATTAGATCACTTCCTCAACTCGCATGATTATTTTTGGTTCTAGTCCATAACGCTTTGAGCTAGTTATTTCTGTAATTTGGTTATCGTCTTTCCATACATGACCATTACATGCGTCTAATACTGTTTTAATTAAGTTATCGATATCCGGCTTAGTCACTTTATACTGTCCAACCATTTCACTTTTCTTTTTCTTCGACCATGATTTAAGCAATGGAAAGTAAAAGTCTAATTCGATTTTTAGTGCATGTTCTAGATTCAACTTAGGCATTTGTCCTTGTATATACGCTTTATGCTTTGTATAAGACGTAGGCATGTAAGTTTGAACAAATCTACCTGTATTACGAAAGCGTGGACGAGGCGAGCCCATAGGTGCCTCAAACGTTTCGTTAAATTTAATTTCTATTTCCATGTGCCACCTCTAAATATCAAATATCGTTGCTTGTAACCCTAGTTCTTGCTCATATAGAAGCCCGTGAGCGCCTTTGAATCGTTTTAGGTCACTATCAGTCATAATTTTCTTTTCGTCGCTGAAATGGGCTCCTGTAAGCGAATAAACTTCATTTGCGTTGTCTTTATACTTGATGACTTTGATATCTTCCGTGCCATCTTCTCGGTATAAGTAATATTTTTCTTTCGGCATTTTTAACACTCCTTAATATTCGACGATAGCGGGGCGTGTATGACGTTCTGCAAGTTTTTGGATAAATAGGTCGTACAACCTATTTTCATCGCCCTGTGCCTCGTCTATGAGTTTCTGAGCGTACATATCTGAACACTCAAGTTTAGTTTTTAAAAATTCTTTGGTTACCATGCATCTCGCTCCCTGAAATCGTCTCCGATTACTCTTACTTTTCTCGCATTGTGTTTCATTCTTGAATTGATACGTTGCCAGTTCATATTTTGATTTAGTTCTTTATCACTAAAGTTAGTTGTAAAGATGTTGTTTTTACCTACTCTGTTATCAACAATGCTGAAAAGTTTATTTAAAGTGTGCTCTGTGTTTTCTACACCCATATCATCTAGTACAAGTAAATCAATATCACTTAGCAATCTGACTAGCTCGTCTGTAGTTTCAACTGCATTTTTGTTGTATGTCGCTTTGATACGATCCATCAACATTGGTATGTGCATAAAAGCAACTGTATGCCCTTTAGATTTGACTGCTTTTGCGATAGCGTATGCTAGGTGGCTTTTACCAGTTCCATATGAACCTTGCAATATTAATGATTTTGGTTCTTTTGTAGAGAAACCCTGTACATACTCTATTGCTGTTTGTTTAGCTTTTACTTGTTTTTCATTTTGTGGCTTATAGTTGTTAACCGTTGCATCTCTTAATGACGGATTAACATTTGATTGATTGAATATGTTGTTTATCTTCCGTTGCTTGTTTCGCTTATATTCCTCATAAATTTCACACTTGCAACCATCTTTATACTCGTAACCATTCGGGTGTTTTTTAGTAGGAGCGAACTTATATAAGTCGTATTCACTGCCACACCTCTTACATTTCAATCCCTTTTCGACATGAGTAGGTTGATATTTTTTCAAGCTTTCGTTTATCTTTTCGCTGAATAGTGGTTTCATAATGTCCCCCTAATCCCAATAACTTTCGTCGTACTTCATACGTTCCAATTGATCTATGCCAGTTTCTTTAATCTCTTCGCTATAATCATTCATATAGCTTTCATTAGTTAAGAATGTTTTGGGGTACTTTTGATATTGTTTGTCTGTAATAGTTTTTAAATACTCTCGAGTGCCTTGCATGATTTGTTCAAAAGAATGTTTCTTTAAGCATGATTTGAATTTAGTAAAAGACATCTTCTTATCTTTCTTCTTGTCGTAAAGTTTCCACCATTCCTCAAATTGCTCATGCGTAACGTCAGTTGCGCTATTAATTGAACTTAAGTTCTTATCTATATCTTTTTCTTTATCTCTTTCTAATTCTTTATCTAATTCTTTATCTTCTTCTGTTGCGTGACTGTCACGTGACGTCACGTGACCATTTAGCAATTTTCTGTTGTTTTCTCGTTGCTTTTGTTTCCTCAACCTGTTCTGCGCCCTGATTTTCTCGAGTCCTTCGATGTTTTGGTGCTTTTCCCAGTTTGTCACTTTTATGACACCGTTAACTTTTTCAATCATGCCTAATGTCTCAAAAGTTTGTATTGCTAACCTTATCGAGTTGATAGGTCGGCTAAACTCATTTGCTAACATTTCTTCGTTGTACGGCAAATTTTCAGATAGCATAATGTAACCTTGTTCGTTGTACTTTCCTGATAAAGTTAGCAACTTAACCCAAATAGTTATGATCGTATCTCTTTCAGGTAAAGCTTCGATATATTTGATTTTGCTGTCATCAAACATGCCAACTTTAAGTTTTATCCACGATACTTCTCCCATTGTCTTCTCCTTTCAGCGCTTTTATTTTGTCCGGTATTTCCCAGTTAGATATGAATTCTTTAAGTTCATCTGTCATAGGTACGTCATTAAGGATTACGTCTGAACCATGTAAATAAAAATTAATTTTATTAAACATGAGAGCAGTCTCATAAATATTTTTTGACCATCCAATATGATATGTCTTTCTTTTATAAGTTATTTGCGCTACATAACCACTTTGAGTTAAATAGACTCCTTTGAACTTACTTTTTCCTCTTCTACGACGTTTTTGGTCTTTGTAAGTTTTGTATTCATATTCAAATATAGAGTCATTTTGATTTTTATGATTCTTATAACCTTGTCCGTCCCAATATTTATCTACTGCGCTGTTGTATGCTTTAGCTGCCTCCCATTCATTAACAAAACTACCTAAATATTTAGATTTGCTATCAATTTTTATTACAGCAGACCATTTTTTTGTTTTTCGATTTAAATAAACACCTTTATAGATACTCGAAGTATTTCTTGTAGGCCTTGCCCATCGTTGTTGATAACCAATTGAAGTGATGTTGTTTTTGGTAAAATCATTATTTTTTATTTTTTGAAAACCATTTTCTAATACAAATCCACTTAAGCTAACGTTGAGTGTCTTTGTGTGAATTCTTCTAACGTTATCTACATAAGATTTTGTCCAAATATATTGATTAACTCTCTCATAATCTTCATCATCAACAAAAATTTCTTCTCCATCTTGTAAAAATATCGATTTAACCATTATTCTCTTCCTTTCAGCATTTTATTAAGCCTCTCATCAACTTTTAGCCACGAGTCATGCAAGTGATATTTATCATCAAACGACTTAACGCCAATCGCATGTTGTTCGTTATGATGTTCGCGACATAACGCTAATACATGTTTGTCGTAGTGATTCATCTTGTTTCTGTTCATACCTCTGCCAACTGCTTCATAATGCGCTAGGTCAGCGTGAGGCTTTCCGCATATTACACAGTTGCGGTTGACAGTTGACCAGTATAAGAACGATTTATCTTGTTTCAGCAAGTCGCTTGTTTTGTAGCTAAGTGGTATGTCATTGTAGAACGTCCAGTCAAGCGTTGCTTCAATGATTTGACTTGCTTGTGTTCTCGTACAATTACTTAGTGAAATACGTTCATCATAGCCGTAGTAAGTCCTTACAAACTCGATGAACATATGTCTCATATAGTCCATTGGTTGACCTGTATGTTCTTCTATGTCTTTGACAAGCGCGAATATTTTTCGACGTTGCTTGCCGGTAATTTGAAACGGATCTATGACGCTTACATCGACTTCCACATCAAATCCGTTATCAAGTAGTAATGTTTCTTTATTACCTAATTCAACACCCGAGATGACAACTGTTGTTGTACCGTCATCTTGAGTGATATAACTGGTGATTATTGGCATTTATATCAACTTCTCAAATTTATATTTATTACCATGTATATCAGTAACATCTTTGTGATTACTTTTTATTTTGTCGCTAATATAACTATGACTTCTGCCTAAGAATTTTCCTGCTCTACTCATACTTATAAATTCATATTCGATACCTAAATGATTAATAAGTTTTACAGCCATATTGGTATGCATTAATCCTGTTTCAAATGCATGCCTATTATTTTCCAAGTGATTACACCATTCAAGATTTTCTACATTGTTATTTTTGGGGTTCCCGTCAATATGGTTAATACAAATTTTACCTTCTATCATTGGTATAAAGGCGAATGCCACTAATCTGTGGACTAAAAAATCTTTGCGTTTACCATTTTTCCAAAGGGTTACTCTTACATCTCGACCATTAGGTGTTTTATCTTTTAAATAACGCTGTTTCCAATGCCTCCATTTTTGATAACGGTTAGACCAAGTAACTTTATTTTTGTGAGTTCTAACTCTACCTTTACTGCTTACTTCGTATATGCCCTCGTAACCTACAACATCTTTCCATAATTCGTTCATCTAACGCCTCCTAAAAAGGAAGATCCTCTATAGAGTCTGCGTTGTTATCAAAAGGGTTATTGCCAGATTGTGTTTGTCCTTGTTGTTGGTAATTGTTGTTTGGTTGTTGGTTGTTATTCTTCGGTTCTAGGAATTGGACACTGTCACATACAACTTCGGTAACGAATACACGACGACCTTCTTGATTTTCATAACTACGTGATTGTAGGCGACCGTCAACACCAGCTAATGATCCTTTTGATAAATAGTTATTCACGTTATCTGCTTGTTTTCTAAAAGTTACACAATTAATAAAATCTGCCTCACGTTCTCCTTGTGCGTTTGTGAATGTTCTATTGACTGCAAGAGTGAAAGTAGCTACACTTACACCGTTTGGCGTTGTTCTGAATTCTGGGTCTTTTGTTAAGCGTCCTACTAAAACTACTCTGTTTAACATTATCGTTTTCCTCCAGTAATTGTTTTTGCGTTATTTCGTATTTTTTGAATAGCTTCTGCTGCTTGTTTTTCTGTTAATTTATAGTTATTTATGTCGAATTTTTGTTCTACTATATTTTGTGGCGCTTCTTTATCCGTGCCCTTTATCAATTTAGTGAAACTTATAACCTCTTTCTTTAAAATCCCTATAGTTTCGCTACTTGCCCATTGCGTTCTAGTTTGCTGTTTTGGATTATTATTTTTTCCACTTGCTTCATTTCCGTCATCGTCTTGGTCACTAGTAATACCGAAAATCGCAGATAGCGAATAACGTTTAAGATAACTTATTAACGAGCCTGCTCCTTGTGGCGTATTCTTTTCTGCATTCATAAATACAGGATCATACTCGATATATTCACCGCTTTCATGCATAAGCATTGTAGCGACTCCTACGCGCCCGTCTACATCGTTCAAAGCCCATTGAGTATAAGACAGTCCATGAGGTGTTGCGGCCTCGTCAATGGCTTCTACAACGTTCTCAAGAGGTACGTATTTTGATTTAAAAAATGGATTGTTTTTATCTTTGAGCGGTTGTTTTACTTCCTTGCGAAATGCAACCATAGCTTTATTTATTTCAACAACTGTTTCTGATTTATTCATCACTTAATCACCAGACTTTCTGTTACCTTTAATTCAACGCCAGGAATATCTTTCCCAGCTTTCAAATCATCGATTAGTTGCTTAGAATTAAGTTTCGGGGCTTGTGATAGCCAATAATCCTTTGGAATAAGTTTTTCATCGATAATATTTTTACTAGCTCCGTTTTTGCGTTTAAAAATATGATTAGTAGCTGTGCGGTAACTATCTACTTCTTGTGTTTCTAACATTTCTTTTAAGTAATCTCTTAATCGATCAGTTAAATTTTGTTTTTGTTTTTTTAAATTTTGAAGTCGTTTAATCTCTTTATCTATGACATCTATGTCACCTAAAGTTTCACGTCTCCAATTGACAATGTTATCTACTTTGACATTCATTTCTGCTTGAATAGAATCTAATGTGTCTTTTAATAATGTTTGGTCTAATTCATCTTGATTAGACAACTCTTTAAATGCTTCTGATAACTCATATAGATTAGCCATCGCTTAACACCTCCCCCGCTAGCATCTTTTTAGCTTTCTCGTATCTAGCCAATATTGTGTTATCGTCATCTACATTGTTGTGCATATTTATTGATGCGACTTTTCCTAAATAGTCATCGCTGTAGTGCCAGACCCATATAACGTTGTACTTATAATCAACTTGATAAGAAGTGCTTTGTACACGTTCTATTAAGTCAATTGCCATTCGTTTAAATTTATGTGGTTTCATATCGCACCTACCATTTCATGACTAAGTTAATTAGTCTGTCATAATCATCTGCGTTTTCTTCAATCCATTCGTAAATAGATTGATTTAATATGTCTAATGCTGTGTATAGATCGTTCTCATTAGTTATGTTTATGCCGTCGATAAACTTATCTTCTAAATCTAAGATATTCACCAGAATGCTGTGGTCCTTCTTCTTAACTGCTAATTTAAAATCAAATCCGTCTACATTAATTACCTTCTGACATACATCGCCTATTTCGTAATACATCTTGACTTCCTCCGTTTTTCGTTTTATATTTAACTTGAATTTTATTTCTTAAATACTTTTCTGTTACTTGTTGGCGCAAGTAGCAGTTTTTTTATTCTTCATAAAAGTATTCTTTATAGAATATGAATGTTGCGATACTTGCGAATCCTGCAATTGACCACGCTGTAGTGAAGTATAGAAACGGCATGAGTACAATCGCTAAGACTGTAAAGCACAGTACTGCTATTAAGTAGCTTTTATAAGTTTTACTCATTTGATAACTCCCTCCTGCCTTAATACTTCATGGATAATTCCGAGCTCGTACATTTTGTTAAACCAATAAGTCGCCATTTCTTCACTCATTTTTAAGCCCTCCTATATTCCATTTTCAAATTTCATTTCAATTTGCTTAATTCTGTATAAAGTAGCTTGTGACGGGAACCAATTAGCAATCATTTCAATTACATCATCGAAATGTTTTTGTCTTACGTTCGTTCTTGAACTCGCGCCAGTCATCTTTTTCACTTCTGAATTAATATCCCTGAATAATTCGCTACGTTGTTTTTGGTTTGTTATCGCATGTAGCCTTTGGATATGTGCAACTCTTTGGTTAATAGTTCTAGTTAAGAAATTGTAATCTCCCGCATCCAGTTTTTGATTTTCTTTCAAATCAATAACATCATCTTTCACGTTTTTAATTTCTTGTTTAGTTTCTTCTGTAGCTTCAAACATTAACCTCAATGCTTGCATCGGGTCGCTAGGTACTTGGTACGCTCCTGTTTTTCTTAAAGTTGGTAAAACTTCCGAAGTTACCCAACGTTTGAACCGCTTCGCATTTTCTAATTTGCTAGAAAAGATTAAACTGTATAGTCCTGATTCGTTGATGATCGTTACATTTCTGTTTTGACCTGCCGTCGCGATTTGCGACGTCAGCTTATCTTCTGCATCAACATGTTTTGACAAAGCATCTCGTCCGTTTGCATATCCTAAAATGTCAGCAACATCTTTCCCTATAAAATATGGTTCTCCATCAACTTCTAATGTCCTTACTGGTAATTCTTCAAAATTAAATGTTTGTAATTCTTGCATAATGTTTATGCTCCTTTCATGTATAATGTTGTTATCAACCTAAGGAGGTGATAAGTATGAAACTTCTAGTTACTTTAAAGGATGGTTCAAAAAAACATGTTTCGGATTTAAAGA